ACGGACCAAGACGCATCGTCCGAGCCGACCAACTTCCAGATTTTGTTGAACCAGTTGATGCGGTCCTCGTACCCGTTATATCCGCCGTTGATCTTCTTGGTGATGCTGCGAATATCATTCTTGTCGGAGAGTTCGTTGCAGTTCCCAGCCACCCATTCCGCCAGCGCCGGCTTCAGCGCGTGTTGTGCGCTCGTGACTTGATCGGGGGATGCTTCGAACAGATCCCCGAGTTTGCACCGCTCGCCCATCTCACGGTGGTTGGCGCGGCCCGTGGTCTGGAGGATTCCATTGCCGCGGTATTTCCACCCGTCGCCTGGGTTGATGTTGCCGAGTTCCTTGGCCTTCCGGGGATTGCCGAGGCCATAGACACGCTCGAACAAAGCTGGGCCGTCGCCGGCAAGTTTGGCGGCTTCCGCCTTCGTGACGGCCGCCGAATGGACGTTGACCCCGAAGATTTCCACGATGCGCTTGGCGCTGTATTTTCCGCTTTCCCGCCGGATTGTGAGCCCGCCGGATTCATGCATGACCTGTGCCAGGAAATGGGCAAGCCGGAGTGGCGAGGAAATGCCCGCTGCATCAAGCAGCGCATCGCCCTGGTCAAAGGCTGTCAGATAATCGTTGAGTGCCGAGGGCGCGAGCTTGCGCACCACGTCGATTGCTCGCATGGGGTCTCTCCAGGAAATGGGCACAAAAAAGGCGCCCGAAGGCGCCTTTGCGAAAGGATTTGGGGGGTGGATGGGTGTTCAGTTCGGCCCAGTGGACCGCATGTGCAGCGGCGACGGCCGCGTCACTGGCTCCAACAAAAAAGGCGCCCGAAGGCGCCCATGTGAAAAAGGAGAAACCTCAGGGCGCTGGCGAGCCGGGCCACAGGACGTGCGCTGCCGCCCGCGCTGCCTCGGCGTCCTGCGCACCATCCACGGCGCGCTTAGCGCCGAGGCGCAGCGCTTCGATCGCCCGCCCCGCCTCCTGCCAGGCCGCATCCTGGGCCGCGACGATCTGGCCGACCTCGGCGAGTGTCGGGGCTGTGATGCCGATCTCGGCGCACAGGAGCGGATATTGGGCCGGATCTGGCGCACCGCCCGCCGTGATGTCCGCCACCATTCGACGGGCTTCATCGGCCTTGCGCATGTAGGTCATAGCCTGCCCGGCGCCCTGCGTGATGTATCGCGCCCGGCACTCCTCCGCGCGCGCGTCGATCGAGGCGCGCAGGGTGGACTTGAGTGCAGCCAGGGCGTCGCCGCCGTCCAATGCGCCACGCGCGGCCGCGATGAGATCCGCTGGCCCATGCAGCGCCCCGTCGCGGTACAGGACGGGCGTTGAGGTGCCCCATCCCAGGCACGCCGCGACCGCAGACAGGTCCTCAACCGATATAATCAATGACGTGTCCATGATGGGCCTCAATTGATCGGCCAGATAGCCAAGCCTAGTGAATTGCAGGCGCCCGCCGTGTAATTGCTGTTGGCGGATATCTGGGCCTCGATTGTGAGATCCGATCCGGTGCCGGCAACGACTGCGGTGACGACGGATATGTTCATGGCGTAACTTCCGGTTCCACCGCCGTAATTGCTGTCTCCCGGGGCAGTGCCCGCGATCGCGATGCCACCGATTTTGGCGGTCACCCGGCCCTGGATCTGGTTGGGGCCGATGACGCTGGCGACCAGCGTGGCGTCAAACGACACGATGTAGAGTCCGCCGCGGACGAAGGTGAATTTCCCGGCCTGGAGCGCCCCCACATTGGGATAGGTCGCATCCGCGCCAGGTGAGATCTGGGTCCAGACCGAATTTGGGATCGCCTGGCTCGCCGCGCTGATGACGGAAAATGGCACGCAGGTCGGGCGCGCCCCCGCCATGATCCGGAATACCGACCCATCGAACACAACGGTCAACAGATTGCCGGCATGCACATAGCCCACCGGCAGCGCCCATCCGTCCGCATCCCCGAGTGCGGTGGCGGCGAGCCCATTGACCGCGATCGTCACCGCGCCAGTGGGCGATGCCGTGACGAATATCCGCAACGGGACACCGATCAACTCGGCCAGGGCGGTGGGGGCGGGTGTGAATGTGACGGTCCACGCATTGGCCGTGCCGCCAGCGACGAAATAATTGAGGCGCTGCGAACGGATCGCGGCCTTGTAGATGTTCAGGACGGTGTCAATATCTCCGTCGTCTGGGACGTCCACGCCCATAATGTCCAGCCCGAACTGTGCCACCATCGCGGCCATCACGCTCGATTGCCGAACCGCCTTATTAAAGGGGGCCGATAGCGCGGTGCCCGCTACGAAGCCCGTGCCTCGCGAGCCAAGTGCGGCATAATCCGCCTGGGACAGCACATTGGCGCCGATACCCGTCGCGAACGGAAGAAACTCATTTGTCGGCATAGGGAGACCCCATTTTGGCGTGCAAAATCACCCCGCGCTTTTGAGGCAGGGCTCGTGACGTCAGAGGAACTGAGAGAAGGGATTAGGGGTTGTAAAAGTCCGGAGGGACGCCCCATGAACCTCGGTCCCACCCGCCGAGGTAGTCATTGTTCACATCGAACCCAAATATGGGCGCCTCAACAACAGAGGTGATCAGGTATATCGCCCGAACGCCCTCCGGCTTTATGGGGATATAGCCCTCAGTAAGTAGCGCGAGAAAGGCTGCGTTAGGTCGAAGACCTGAAACGCCGAAGATCATTGTCATATCAAAACGATCTTCGATGTAGATATAGACGCCGTCGCTGCTGAAAAATCGTTCCATCGGCTCGCGGATGAACTCAATCGTCCCATCCCATTGGTTGGCGATGATCTTGAGTTTCAGCAGGCTGCGATAGGTCTCGTCGTCAAGGGAGTAGAGGCCGGTATCGGGGTCAAACTCGCCCTTCCAGATGCCTTGGTCCCAGCCCAACCCCTCCGTGTCGAAGGAAAACCAGACGCTGGCGAGCGGAATATTGACGTAACGCGAGCGTCCAACCCATTCGCCAACGTGATCGAGTTGAACCCCGATCGCGGTATCTAGGTCAAAGATAAGCGACAGGTCCGAAAGAACCGCTTGAGCATCCGCTACGGGCTCCACCACCGCGCCAACCGTCTGGCGATATTTAGGGCGCCCCCGATGATAGGGGGTGATGAGATCGAGGTAATCCCCCGTGCTGCGCGGCGCCATTAGACCGGAGCCACTGTAATATCGCTAACCACGCACGACGCCGCTTCGTTGAATGCGATCGTGACGTTCGATGAGCCGGGCGTCCCCGCGTCACGGGCGATCAGGAGCGAAGAAATATCGTAGGTTTCGCTTTGCGGTAGGCCGTTCAAATTGGCCGGGACGAACAGGCGGCGCCGATAGATGTCTTCACCTATATCGAGCGCGTTGATGTAATCGGCGATGTCCTGTTTGATCAATTCCCCAATCGCCGTAGTGTAGCCTCCAACCACGACAATTTCCACGTCAACGGTTATGGGGACGATGGTCGGGCGAAAAAAACTGACCGTCCTTGGGATACCGTAGGTATCAACGACCACCTCGCTCGTGGTGCCATAGGTTGGACCACCGGGAGTCTTCTTAAGCCGGATGACGCTGGCAATTTCTTGTGCGGCGCCGCCCTCCACCACCATAGCCAGAGCGTGAGCCGGAATACCGTTCCCGTCCGTTAAATTGGTGTCGTTGTCGTACGGCTTAACCCTCACCACGCCGGATAGATCCAGCAGGGCGCCAACGATGCCATCCACCACAGTCTTAGACGGCAACGCAGTCGATGTCTTCTGCCGCCGCCGAAGGGTAGCGTCGGACTCCACTGGCGCGCCCTCCGTCGCGGCCTCAGGATTGGTGACTGTCTGCCACCCCCTTGTGGGTGTGCCAATATTGACAATGGTGGTTGGGGGCGCTGAGACTTGCCCGTCGACGGAGCACGTGGCCGTCACGGTGATCTGACCTTCGACGGGAATTGTGACACTATCAGGAAGCACCCATTGCACCCCGTCTGCATCTGTCGCGTAGCCGCCATCGATGGTCGTGCCAGCCGTTCCCCCAAGCAGCAGATCCACGCTGGATTTGCTCGGGGATAGGCGGGCGATTCCGTTGATCTTTACAACACTGGAGAGGCCGTTGCCCTGCGCGGTCGCGGGCGAATAAGCCCCGTAGCACGCCACAGTCTGAGCATTGCAGTCGTGGATCGCCGTAGAGAAGATGTCCAGCAACTGGCCGTCCTGGCTATCGCTTTCCAGATACACGTCAGACCCGTAAATGGCCTTATATGAATTGACAAAATAGGCCCTGATATCCGCTAGAGCTGGAGCGTGGATGCCGGTCGCGTCGATGGTGCAGACGATGGCCATCAGATGGGCTCCACAAGCTTAGCCTGTCCATAGGCAGTGTCGATGGTCACGGACGCCGCGAAGGTCCGCGTCTCGGGATCAAAAGAACTCGAATAGGAGGCGAGCGCCGTCACGCCAGTTGTTCCGAGCACGCGGGTTCGCACAGTCCTGTCACGCAAAGAGGTGGTGTATTTTCCAAGCACCTCGGTGTCCCACGGGGTGCCAGCCGATGTGTCCAGGAACCATTCGTTGGTCTTCATGTGGAGGCGTGTTTTTACAGCTTGGGCGGGCGCCTCCGGCACGTCGCGATAAAAATCCAGAGAGCCGCGGCCGAAGGTGTAATCTCCATCAGCGTCGAGTTTGCGATACCTCATGCGACCCTCGCGAAAACCTTGGTGGACGGGCCGCCCTCGGTCATCACGGGCGAGCCGCCCGCCCCGCCCAAGTCGATACGGTCGCTTGTGATCTCCACCGAGAGCCCGCCGACCTTATGGGTGATCTTGTCCGGGGTGACGGTGGATTCGGCGCCGGTCGCCTTGACCTTCACCTGACCGCCCTTGATATCGATCAGCGTGTTTCCATCCGTGGAGCGGATCTGCACGCTGTCGCTCGGAACGTTAGGAAGGGCGTTCGGTGTGCTCCGAAAGCCAACCATCACAAACGCGTTCGACAGGTCGTGACCCCGATTGTCGATCTGCTGTTGTTCCCCGCCGGACTGCTGCCAGGCGTCCTGCGAGCGTGAGGAAATGATCGCGAGCCCTTCATCCCCCGGAGCTACAGGGAAGGTCATGGAGACGCCGCCACCGTGCGGGAAATGAAGCGGCGCATCCTGGATCTGCGGAAGCGATATCCACTCCTGCGACCCGTCCGGCTTGCGCACGCAGGCCTTGACTGTGGGCTGGACGGCGCAGGTTTGCTTCTGGTAATCGACGCTCACGATTTTTACGGGAACCGCCGTGTGGAGTTCGGCCATCCTTCCGTCGATCGCCGTCTGAATGGCTTCGTCGAGATCAACGTTAAACCGCGTGCGCTGGTCCATTATTTATCCTGCGGATTGACGGGAACGCCACGCGCGGCCGTGCCCATAGGAATAAACGAACTACTTGCAGAAACACAGACGGCGTCTGTATAATAAGGGTTTCCCCTGGTGTCCCCTGAATTGTTCACAATCAGGACCTTATAGATCCCGTCCGCAGCAGTGGGTGGGATTAGGAAATTCTGTGCGTCTTGATAGTTAGTCGTAAAGGCTGCCTGCTGAATGCTGGCCTGATCTATTTTCAGCCTGCGTCCGGGCTTTATCTGGGGGTTCAGAAGGCAGCGGACCTCAATTCCGTTCATTGTCTGAACAGGCATGCCGACCATGCCGGTGTCAGAGTTCAGGACGATCGCATTGCCGGGGATATAGGTGTCGTTTCGGACAATCTGAAGCTGATTTCCTTGGATGCTCCAGGACGTTCCCGTCGCCGCGCAGATTGCTCGAAGCTGGTTCTTCACCATCCCGAAAAGCGCCTTGCCGCGCGGCATCTTGGCCTTCCCGAGATCGGCGATATAGCCCGCCGTGATCCCGTACTTTTCCAATTCCTTGAGGCAGGCATCAACCTGATCTCGGAATGTGTGTCCTGCGGCGAGAGTCTTTGAGATCATCGCATAAGAATAGGCTTTCTGCCCTTCTTTTGCGATGAGGTATAGGTATGTATCGGTCGGGTTTTCTCGGCCGATCCTCTTTTGAACGATCTCGCCCTGAAAGATGGTGGCGCAGTTGCCATCATATCCAGCCTGGAGAACAACGGAGTCGTATTCCTTCTGAATGCGGTTTGCCGTTTGCTCGGATAGGTTGGTGATGATGATGTCCGCGTGATTTGGCGTTTGAACATCACCCTGCTGTACGTTGAAGCGGATTCGCATGTTGGACAGGTCGATGATTTCACCACCTTTTCCAACCTGAAGGTTGACCTGCCTAATCCACTGCCGCGTCATGGCGCAACCCAGAACAGCCGGGAAGGGCCGCCAAGCGTGCCATACGTAGGCACCTCATCAGGCGCCCCGTCCGTGATCACATAGATCGAGCCGCCAAGCCCGAGGTGCTGGTACTGCTCCAGAAGGTCGGCGCCGGTCACAAGCGGAACCCCGGCCAGGATCGAAACGCCTTCGGTATCGGCGATATCCATGATCCACCCCGCCTCGTCCGCATCTCGATAGGTAAAGGTCAAGCGATACTCGACTTGTGCGAGTTGAATAGAGAACGCCTGCGGCATAGGCGAGAGGGGGATCTCATAGGTCGTCATGCCGATCCTCCAATAAAAAAGCCGCCCGGAGGCGGCTTGCTCCTCACGCGCCGATCGGGTTCGACGCCCCCAACACGGGGCGAGGGCGAGGGATATGGACTTCCAGAACACGCCCAAGCACCGCGCAAGCATGCTGGAATTTCCCGGGCTTCTTGAGACCGGGCGCCATCTCCTCCCTGACAGATGAGATCGCCGTACGGGCGCCCATGAACCTTACGTCCGCGCGATTCTCTTCGGGGACGTCAACGCAAATCGTCCCGTCGTTCATTATTACCACTGAGGCCTGCCCCTTAGCGATCGACACGTCATTGGAGTCGTACGAGACGATCTTGCCGCCCAGAATGATGAAGCCGACGCCCTCCGGCATGTGCGGAGACATGTAGCGCTCTGCGAGACGGCCAGGAAACGGAAGCACACCCTGCCCCTTCCGCTCGGCAATCTTCGCCGCCACCGCCGCACGACCGCCATTTTTCAAATAGGCATCGGCCCGGTCGGGATCGAACAACCGATAATAGGCCATGCCGCTGTGCCCATTTCCCTCGACGCGGCAGCCAGCCTGCTCCAGGCGGTTGCCGAACCACTTGGCGAGGTTCTTCGGCGCATCGGTAAAGCCGGCGGCGCAGAGGATTTCACCAGCCGACTTGCCGGGGCGGTATACGCCGGGCACACCGGGGGAAACAATGGCGGTCAGCGCGGCCATGGCCTGCACCAGCGTGGCGATGTCCTTACCCTGTTCCGTGACCTTGTGGGACAACTGGCGGGCGATGCCGTCTGTGCGGCGGATTTCCTCCAGCACGTCCGGGGCGAGGGATGCGATCCGCTCCACCATGAAATAGCGGTCGATCATCTCGCCCTGGACCTCCCAGGCGCGATCGTCGGTGAGCGGCTTGACGAGTTTGAGATATCCGCGCCGGGTGATGAGAACGATAGGCTTCCGATTGCCGCCTTTGGTGGGACGAATGGCGTCCGACCAAAGCGCATCGTAGGGGGCCGTTATGAAATCGTCGTTCTCGACGAAGCGGTCACGGTGCTCATCATACGTGCGTTTCGCAGTACCATCCGGCCGCTTGTGGATTTCGTCCACCATGGCGAACGTGACGACGGGATCACCCTTATAGAGCACCTGCTGGACGTCGGTGCCGGCGATGGAAATCGTGAGCGGCTTGCTATTCATCACGCGTCCTCCCTCACCTTGGCAGCGACGCCGCCGGTCAGAACCGGAAGCCTCGGGTTGGCCTTCACCAGCGCGGGGCTGGACGGGGGCGTGATCAGAAGCCCCCTCAACAGCATGACGCCAAAGGTGGCGGCATCTTCGGGGCGGCGGCGAGATGTGGTAGTGGTGGAAGCAGCTTTGGGCATGGGACAACTCCGTGCCTGGGGTTAGGGCCGGAGCGAGAGGTACGAGCCTTGCTCTGGCCCGTCTTTTATGGCACCGTTAAACCATGAAGTCAATAGATGACGCCATTAAACCAAAAAAGGGCAGGCCGCCGGTTGATACCGAGCCGGTGAACGTGCGGCTTCCCGTTGCGTTGCTCGAACGCATTGACGAATGGCGTGCCCAGCAGCGCCCCATTCCAACGCGCCCCGCCGCTATCCGCGCGTTCGTTGAGGCCGGTCTGCACCTCGTCGAGAAAGATCCCAGCTAGGTGGGGTCTCCCGCGATTACATCTCAAGTGATATCATCGCCTCCTTTTTGGAGGGGCAGATGCGCCGCCTGTTCGTATTCCTTATTTTCTGCATCTCCACCAATCATTTGATGGCGGCGGAGGCCCCCGCAAATTGCGTTTGGCCTGATAGCACCCGATCAATCACGGGGGTCTTGTTTCCCCGCGATGTTAAGGTTTCATCTACAAGCTCAAAATCCACGCAATTTCTTTTGATCCGATTAGCAACGCCGGAATGCATTATTGGATATGATGAAGACACCAGAATTGTTCAACTAATATTTAACGGACCAGACAAGACCGCCGTTGCCCGAGCGATGGTTGGATCAACCGTAACAGCTTATGGAACGCTTTCTTTAGCCGAAACGGGCCACCACATTGCGCCTATATTTATGATAGTTGATAGAATATCTGAGACAGCAATCACAAAAGAACCAGGAATAGAATTGATAACCATCCCGGTGATAAACGTTGAATCTGAGTGCGCCGGTTTTGCGAAAGGAAATTCTATTACGTATAATTATTGCATAAATAATCAACAAATAGGTTACGACAGATTAAAATCTATATGGGATCAAGTTTCAATTGACGTTAAGCGCAAATGCCTTTCGATTGATGAATCTAATAAAAAGTCCGGAAACCCTTATAGATATTCAAATCTATCTGACTGCATAGACGTCTTTACGCAGCAAGAATTTCTGAATGGCACGCGTCAGATTCCAAAAGACAAATTTAGATACTAATTCTACCCAATAGCGGAAGATTGGATCGCCCCGGCCTCAATCGGTTGCTTTGTTCCTGAATTGCTCGTCGACGATGACCGCTTCGGATCGGATTGCGTGGCCGAACCGCCGCCTGCCGAAGCCATCTGCGTGTTCGTAATAATCACCTCGCGCAACAGGACCCGCACGAACAGTGCATATTCCGTCGCCGCAGCGGTCGTGACCTCCAAGCCGACGACCAGCATGTTCGTGTAGAGCCGCTTCCCGGTCAGAACCGTGAACGGCTCACGCGCCGCCTGGAGCGACTGGAGCGCACCATAGATCAGCTCTGAATACCCCTGGAAGCCTGCGGTGCTATCGGACCACGCGCACCGCATCTCGACTTCCACCGGCATCATGAAAGCATGGTCCGAGATGGCGGCGCCACGTTCCACCGGGTGGTTCGTCACAAAGGTCGTATCCCGTCCGATCTCTTCCGCGACGACGTCCGGCACAATACCCCCGATGGAGCGTCCGGACGTCAGGAGCAGAGACGACACCGTTCCGATCACGGCCTCAACGATATCGACCATTCACGCCACCATTGATTGAGCACGCGACACGACCGCGCTGTTAACCCCACGCTGCGCCCGAGCGACCTCATAGGCGGTTTGGTTCGGATCGACATCGCCATTCACGACAATGGTCGTCGTCTGCTTCATCCGGCCGAATGCCTCGTCATTGGACGCGACGATGGGAGGTGCCGCAAACCCGCGCAACTCTGCCCCATTCTTCTTCTCTGGAGCGGTCTCAGATGGCGCAGGATCTGGCGCCTTAGGCTGCTCGACCGGGTCTGGCTTCCCCCGCTTGAACATCTCGTGCGCGCGCCGCCATTCCTCGTCGGTCATCGGATATTCGCGGCCCGCCTCAAATTTAGACATCGCCTTGGCCAAGGGGATGGCGAACTTTGGGTCGTCCAGCATTTCCTTCGTGATGACATCGTTTGGACCGATCCCTAGGGCCTTCCCCACCGATCGGGCATATTCCGCCGATGCGTTTCCGCCGGACCACTTCCTGATGGCGTCAGAAAGGGTTAATCCGGAATACCTGTTCTTGAACAGGTCGAATAGCGCGGCCCCGCCCTGCTCCTTCGTATCGAATATAGCGATCTTGTTGCCCTGCCCCAGCCCGTCGTTGAGCACTTCATGGCGGGTGGACCCAAACCTTGAGGCCGAAGGCCCCGGCCACATGGCACCAGGATTATTGCTGCGGACAGACGCGGGAAGGCGAGTATTCCCCTTTGGCACTGCGGTGCTTGGACCCGCGCGGCCCTCAGACGAACCGGAAGATCCCTCGGATGGCTTCGCCTCAGGCGCTCCCGTCTGGTTCTTCCGATCAAGGCCGATAAAGCTGCGGAAGCGGCTCCAAATGCCGGTCCGTGGTTCAATCGGTGCGCCGTGAGCCTCGGCGCGGTCCCTAGACCAAAGGCCCCCAGCTTTCGCGCCCGGCACCCTCAGAAGCTCTGTGAGCGCGACAACAGCGGCAAGGACTAGACCAACCGTGCGCCCCATGCGAAGGGCAACCGAAACCAGATATCCTCCAGCGATGACACCGGCCGCCGTTTCAAGCCCGTCCGCGCCGCCGACGAAGTCACCGACCGCCTCGCCAATGGGGGCAAGGCCGCGAACCATGCTCTCGACGTCCCTGACCAGCGAGACAACCGCATCGACAAGGCGACCGACAAACGAAACGATCTTGTCTTGGTTTGCCTCTAGCCAAGCGGAAAGCTTGTCTAGGAGCGGGCCAAGTGCCGGGGCAAGTGCGCCGGCAATCAGCGCCAGCACCAAATCAAGATCGGCGGCGAGCCCCCTGACACTAGACATCAGCAGCGTTGCGCTCGTCGCGGCAGCACTCGGGTCCACACCTAGCCGGCGCGCTCGTTCCTTGAACTCCTCCTGATACGCCCGGGTCTCCGCTCCATATTTGCTGAGGTGGTTGTATTGCTCTTCCGAAATTCCGAGTTGAGCCGCCGTGTGAACGGCCTGAACATAGGGCGTGCCCGCCAAGGCATCGACAACATCCAGCAAAATGCTGGTTGTGTCCCTAAGCGCACCCTCTTCCCGCGTCCGCACGCCAAGGAGGTTGATGATCCCCTCAGTGCTCGGAAGTGTGCGGAGCCTCTTGGCAAGCCCGCTTACGGCTTCGGTGGACGAAGAGCCCCCCGTCTGCCCCAACGCATAGGCAAGCGCTTGGAGACCGGTCGCAGACGCGTCCAGGCGCTGCGCCGAGAAGTTCAGGTCATCGAAGGCAAACGTTGTCCCGCCGATGAACCTCTTCACCCGTTCTTCGGCGTCCGTAAATGCCGCTGTGAGCTTCGCGGCGGCCACATCGGCCGCAGCCAGGACGTTGTTCCATTTTGCCCAACTCGCCCTATCGACATCCCAGCCGATGGAAACGAGAAACTCCTTCATCTGGTCCATGGTCAGGCCTCAGACGAAAGCGGATTGTGAATTCCGGAGCAGTTCCGCATTGAGCCGGGGTTGAAGGTCTTTCATCTTGTCCGAGGTCCCCGCCGGGTCCTTGCTCTCGTTGATCTCGATCTTCGTGGTCTGCTCGATCGAGGTGGATCGGGTGACGCTGTTGCCGAGGGCGAAGGAGCCTGCATCGAAGGGCTGAAGATTTGCCTGATTGATGGACTTCAGGATTTCATCGCCGATGCCCTTGATCTCAGAGCGCTTATCGGGAGATCCCGGGGGCGCCTGGAATTGTCCGGAGTCGAGTTGCCCACGCAGCGCCTTGATCTCCTCCTCAGAAAGGAGGCGACCGCCCTCATTCGGAGCCGTAGAAAAGTGCATCGGATCCTTCTTAGACGTCCAGTTAGCACCCCAGCCCAACCCCCATTTCTTGGCAATCTCAGCCGTCTCGGGCGGGAGGTCGCTCTTTCCGACGCCGAACGGGCTGGCGACGGGGTTTGAGTTGGGATTGATATCGATGGCATTGCCGCGGGAATGCTGGCTCGGGATATTTGTGCCCGCGATATTCCGGTTGCTATAGCCACCGATGTCCTTGATCTGATAGCCGGTACGCTTTTGCAGCTCGTCGATGAACCCCTGAAATTGGGCGGCATTCTGTGCTGAGACGAATGCCGTGTTACCCTCTTTGGTCTTGATCGGGGCCATACCGGACTTGTCTGGCTTTGCCGGGGCGGGCGCTTCGGGATTGCCCTTATTGTCCACCGGCGGCAGCCCGATAAACTCACGGGCCTTGTTCTGCTGCCGCGTCCACCAGTTCGGTGGGGCAGGGGCCATACCGGACTTGTCTGGCTTTGCCGGGGCGGGCGCTTCGGGATTGCCCTTATTGTCCACCGGCGGCAGCCCGATAAACTCACGGGCCTTGTTCTGCTGCCGCGTCCACCAGTTCGGTGGGGCACCGGCCTTCCCGTTCACCGTGTCGTTAACGCCGGCGCCAACGCCGATCTTATCCTGGTCCGACATCACAAAGGCGTCGTACCCAATGCCCATGATCGCTGCTAGCGCCAGGAACGCCGGATTGCGCATGAGGGTCGCGAACGTGCCGAGCATCCCCGCCAGCCACGCGCCGGCCATATACAGCAGTACGGCTTCAAGCGCCCACTTCAGCCCGCCATCCCCGGTCAGGCTGGTGACGAGGTCCAGGAAGGCATCCGTGACGGGCTCGATCTTATCCAGGAACAGTGCGAAGTCCCGCGCCATGCCGTTCACGGCCTCGACGATCCCGAGCACCGCTTTCACGATATCGTCGGAATGCGCCTGCACCCACTTGGCGAATTCACCGAGATACTTCGTGAGAACAGGCTGAAGTTCAACCGTGACCTTTTCCGTCACCAGTTGCAGGCTGAGCAGCAGATCCCGGAAGCTCGTCATGAGCTTGTTCGAACTCTGCGCCGCCTTATCGGGGTCTACCCCGAATTCAGCCGCCCTGCGCCGATAGTCGTCCTGATATTTCTTGATCTGCGGCCACTGCGTAACGAGCACCCGGAAGGTCGCTTCGTCTATCCCCAGAATGCCCGCGATCTGTGCCGACGTATAATAGGGATGCGACTTCGACAGGTTGGAAACGATCCCGTCGATAATATCGGCCGTATCTTTGAGCCGGCCGTTCTCCCTGGTCGCAATGCCCAGGGAATTCAGCATCCCCTCAATGCCGGGATTGGTGCGGATCGATGCCGCGAGCCCTTCGATTGCGGATGACGCCTGACCGGAGGAGCCGCCCACCTGAGACAGCGCATAGGTCAGGGACTTGATATTCGCGACGCTCGCCCCGGTACGCTGCGAAGCGAAATAGATGCTGTCGAAGTCGGAGGCGATCTTGATGACGGAAGCCTGGATCGCCGCCGCCGCCGCTGTCATCGCCGCCGTAAGCCCGGCAACGGTCTTCGCTGCCGTCCCGAGCGCATCCTTAAATCGCGCTTCGTCCGCCTTGTTGACCTTGAATCCAAGGGTTACAAGGTAGTCGCGAAGGGTCTCGGACATTATTTGTTAGCCTTCTGAGCTTCATTCATCCGGCGCGTGTTCTCGTCACGGATGTTGAGCGCATCGTTCAGCAGCGCGACGTCACACAGGTCGTAGGTGCCGTCACGCAACTCCTTGAGCGTACAGAGCCCCGCCATGACGGGCCGCATCAGGAAGTCCTCGCCATCGGGAAGGGTGACGAGGTTGACGCTCGGACCTACTGGCCCGGCGCGATCGAACCGGACGGCAGGGCGCGCATAAAATTTGAGAGGTTCTCCCCGATCACATTGGCAGCGAGCATGATCATCTCGGGCGCTTCGATGTCCTGGTATTGCAGCGCTTGAGCCTGCTGGTTCCATACCCGCTGCCAGCCGACATTGCCCACCTCCCGCTCCACCACCGAGAGGCAGGCCGCGAGGACGTAGTTGCAGTCCTCCTCGGGCATTGCCGCGATGGCCTTGGTCAGGGGCAGAACGGCACTGATTGCGTCAAGAGGCACACCCGCTTTCTTCCCGGATGCCGCGCCCATCAAGGCTTTCATCGCGGGGGCAAGTTCGCCCAGAACCGGGGCAATGCGCCGCGCGACATGCAGCTGCTTGAATGCGTCCAGCTTCGACGATCGGTAGTTGTGGGCGCCTACCTTAAACTCCATGGATCACCTCAGAGCCCGGCGGCGAGGCCGGAGCCAAGCTGCATGTCGATATAGACCGCGTCGAACACCCATTCGTTCGTCCCGCCGTCCTTGGCGAAGGTGATGTCCGGCTGCTTTTTGAAAGCGCACTGCTGGCAGACGATCGCATCGCCGCGATAAACGTCCCGCCCGCTGAGGATATTCTGCCCATGCACAGCAGGATTTGAGGTCTGGAAGTTATAGGCGGCGCTCAGCAACGCGTTCGTCGGGCTGGTCTTGAGCAGCCGGATGGTCACCGTGCCAGACCGCCCCGCGTGCAGCGAATGCATGCCGGAGCCGTCTGCGCCGATGGTCATGGTGTTCTTGTCTTCGGTCATCGCGAAGGTGACGCCCTCCTCCGCATTCCCGGAGCCGGAGCCCACCGAGAAGTTACCACTCGGCCCCTGGAAGGTCATGACGAATGTCTGGAAAGAATAGGTAGCCATAGGTCAGGCCTCAGCGATTGGCGTTGACGGAGATGAGCGCGAAATGAACCGCGCCAGAGAGCTTGAGCGCGATCTGGAAGGAGACCGACTTGCGCGCCTCGCGATCCGCCTGGGATTGAGTGGCAACGGGCGGGGCATAGATGTACCAGCCCTTCGTGAGGGTATCGCCCTGCTTGAGTTCACCGAAGCCGGCGGCGTTCCAGAGCCCGGGGGCGGCCAGTCCGTTGCGGACGGCCTGAGCGCAGATGCTATCCATGACGGCGACGATCTGCTGCATGCCCTCGTCGGTCTGGGGCACCTTCGTCATGGACGTATAGAGCAAGTTCCAGACCGCCGTCTGAATGGCATTCTCGAACCAGTCCAAGCCCTGCCGCTCATCGAAGAACTGCCCGCTGGCCATCACACCTTCCTGGATGATGGCCGTGGAGTTGTCGTAGTTGACGAAGATGTTGACGTTCTTGGCCTTGAGGGCCGTCGCCTGCGTTTCGGTGATCGTCTCCGCCGCCACGCTCGGCTCGGTCTTGAACTTCATGGTCAGCGCGGTCTTGCTGCCGTTGAAGTCCACCGTCGCTGCCCTGCCGAAAAACGATGCCGCCGCATAGGCGTTCGCAGAATACTGGCTGTAGGAGCGGTTGTAATTGCCCGCCTTCAGGACGAACCCAAGGTCGGTCGTGCTCCCCCCGTCAAGGACCGTGGACGACGTGATCGTATAGCCGATGATCCGTTTCTTGCCCTGTCCTTCGATAAAGTCGGAGGCAGCCTGGGCGACGGTCGTGGAGACCGAAGGGAGAACAACGGCGGAGTACCAGTCGCCGGACTTGTCCACGAATGCCTGGAGTGCGGCAGAGAGGGTTTCGGCCGCGATTCCGGGGACAGGAGCGGATGCAAGGCCGGATGTCAGCTTGAGTTGCGCAGAAATGTCCACGCCCGACCCCGTGGGGGTGGCGTAGCCAACCGTCGATGATGCGCCCGTGGTATCAGAGCGCACCACGAACTTGGCGTTGTACGCGTCCCAGGTCACCGACCCGCCAGACAGTGCGGCGTCGATGATTGCGGCGACCCCCGGAAGATTGAGGGCTGTGGAAAAGTTCAGAGCAGACAGGGTCTTGGTGGTCCCGTCGATGTCGATCTTCATCGAACCGGTAGTGATCGACGTCCAAGCAGACAGAAGCTGCTCGGACGCTTGCAGCACCCCACCCCGCAGGGCGCCCTTCGTGGCGCTCTGCCCCCATCGACCGATATAGAGCAGCGCCGGCTGCGGCACCTGGGCAAAGTGCTTCTGGGCGGCGAGGTATTCCGGGTCCGACAAGCCAAAGTCGCCCCCCACACCCGCCAGATTTGAATACTGCCGGATACGCTCGCCCGTGTCGATGACGTCCGTGATGCCGACGTGAAGGGCGGCACCAAAATTGCGCGTCGGCGCAGCGATCGGTGCAATATTGACGGTAACGTTTACGACGTCTGTGACGGCAAGGCCCTGAGCCATGGGTCAGTTCTCCGTGTCAAAGTTTTGAGAGGCGGCGCTTGCCGAATGGATGGTCCCGACACCCGACAGGATGTTGAGGACCGGGTACGTGCGGTTGATCTGCCTACGGAACGTCATCAGGACGTCGGCGCGAGAGATCCAATTCTGATTAAAGAGGTCGGCAGCGCTGACCACGTCCGACGCCTGCCTGAGCATGAGCCCCGCTATGGCGATGGCTTCCTGGTTCTGCGGGACAAGAAGTCCATCAGAAAGGCGGGATGCAAAACCCCTACGGTTCGGGCCGTAGAAGCTCGCCATGACGGTTACGGTTGAATGACGACGAAGGGTGTCAGAACCATCCCCACTGCTGGTGTGCACAATGGAGGCAAACGTATCGCTCTCGACATGTGTTACGCCGACAGCACACCAGTCCACATTTGGTTCGGGTTGCTTCGGTTGGTTCGTCTGCCACCGAGGCCGTACCGTTGAGCCAGGCAATCCCGTGATGCCGACGATCATCGCCTGGAGGATATCGTCAAGATTGTCGTCCCATGCGGGATCGGATGATGATGGGACAAGGTAGCCGCCCGTGGCCGATGTATTGGTCACGGGGACACCTGCTTAAGGTCGCATGTGGCGCAAACATATCCGGCGCCATAAGTCGTGTAATCGTTGACCGCACTTACGATATAGCGCCGGCCGTTCCATTGGATCTCGTCGGCATCGGTGTTTCCGTCGCCGTCCGTCAGGGCATAGGTCGTATGGACCGTGATCGAGCCCTTGATGCGCTGCCCGTCAGGGGTGCGGTCAAGGATGTCGCCGGTGTCCGCCGTCACCACGCCGGGGATAACCTTCGTGGTGGTGGTACGAGTACCGCGCCCATTGGCGCCAACACTGAGGGTGGAGCGATAGAGCACAATGGCCCCCGCGTCCTGAGCGAACATGGGGTCGCTGAGGACGTCGCTCACATCGAGGAGAGGCATGCTATTTGCCTTTCGGCCGGATCACGTAAGTCTGAGAATTCCGGTATTGTCCGGTATCGAGAAGCGGCTTCTCTCCCGTCCGCCCGCGCGCTCGTCGCGCCCGCAGCGTCGTTTCAGCCAGGGGCGTGAACGGCCCCTCTGTAATGCGCGCTTTGACGGCAGAGGACGCGATCAGACCGACCTTGTTGAGGGCGATATCCGCGGCGCCCGCCTTGCCAGCCAATGCCTGCTGCGCACCCTTTTTGAGTTGATCCGCTATGGAATCCTTAGCATCCGAGATGCCGGGCATGAGGTGCGGCCGCGCCGGGATATTTGCATTTGGCGCGCCGAACTCCATAATATATCCGATGGTGGCGTTGTTGATCGGCTCGCCCTTCTTCGCCGCTTCCTCGTCCGCATTGCGGGGGGCATTGGCGTCTGGCACACCGACAAGGACTTGGCTCTTGGTCAGTTCTTTCACGCTGGCGAAAATGCCCGCGTCGAACTTTCGAACCGTGACCTTCACAACTGAAGCCCACCGGCGCCAATCATCAGGGCCAATTGGCGATAGCGCACGCCATAGGTCGTCAGGTTCCACGCTCCCGCGCCCTCAAGAGAGGCGCTGGACGTATCGTAGGAGGCTGAGACCTTATCCACGGCCTTAGACGATAGGATGCCAGTCGAGACACCAGGAACCGCACCCGAACCCGCCGACGCCGTAGCCAGCCGGGACAGCGCGAGGTTGTGCGCGACGAAGAGGCTAGTCCCCAAATCGAGAAGGTCGCCCCATCGATCCGCGCTCAACAACGAGCGCGCTGCAGCCACCCACATATCCACAGTCGCCTCGGGATATTTATCGATGTCCGCAAATTCTGGAAATGCTTGGTAGAACGTCGCGGCTGTGACGGTCATCGCGATGCCTTGGCAATCTCTGCCTGAAGACGAGGCACACCCCAACGACCATCAACGGTGATCCCAAGGGATTCAGCGCGGGAAACGAGCACCTGTTTCTGGTTTGTCTCTTCCTGTGTATCCAGATGGGCGCCGTCTTGTTCGCTCATCTGTGCCTCATGCGGCACTTCGGCGTGCAGCCGCACATACCAGTGGTCGGCGACATCCTCTGCGACCACATGGGGGCCGGGCTCGAATTTCTTGAGCCGGCCGCCGTGGTTGAGCGTGAAGGACTTCACGACGTTGATTGTGGTCATGTCGTCTCCCTCTGATGGGGAGGCCGGCGAATTAACGCCGACCTCAGCGCTCACAAACCGTCGCGGTAGCCGATGGTCTCGGGATAGACCACTTCGAGCACGCCGAGGCGGCCGAAGTAGGTGGTGAGCTGGTAGAGCGAGCGATACTCCAGCGGGGTGCGCTGAAGCGGCGTCATCGGGAACCGAACGCGCTGCGGGTCCTTGGTATAGGCCGCCATGCGGTTCGCCGTGGTGTCGTCACCCTGCGTGCCGCCGGAGCCCGCGCCATTCAGCCACTTGAGGGGCTGAATGTTCAGATCCTGTCCGTTGGACTTGGCGAGGTTGTTCGCCCGCAGATATTCCAGGATCGAAACGTTGCCGGCGTTGGAGACCTTCTGCGACACGAGATAGCTGTACTTCTTCGGCGGAAGGCGCAACTCCGTGGGGATCACAGCCCAGGCCGATGCCGCCCACACGTTGGACAGCAGTTCGTTCACGTCGGCGAGGATCTCGTCCGGGGTCTTAGTCTCCCACAGCGGAGAGCCGGCCTCGCTGTTGGCAACGTTGCTGACGTTGGTCACACGGTTGTGGTTGATCAACCCGTAGACGCCGAGCGTGGTATCGCCGATGTACACCTGTTCGTCGGTGTCCATATTGTGTTTGAGGCGCATGACCTCAAACTTCTGCGAGTCGACCGGGCGGCCAAGCTTCGCGGCGGACTCCAGCTCCGGAATGGTCCAGGAGATTTCCTGGCCCCACAGGTACAGAGGCTGCGCGGTCTTGCCAATGTCCAGCGACACGCCGGAAATGGCATTGGCATCCTTGCCGATCCAGGCTTTGCCGCCGGGGTTGATCCCACCCGCAGCCGCGAAGCTCGAATTCGTGAAGGACGAGGTTTCGTCGGCGATTGAAACGTCTTCGCGCAGATCGATGTCACGGCCCCAGGTCACGGAGACCAATGGCATGTGCAGGGTCTGGTCGAGACGTTCCAGTTCCTGAATGAGGAACGAGCCTGCACCGTCGATGGTGCGGCGATCATAGGTCATCATCGCATCGCGGGTGCGTGCGCGAATGACGGCCGGACGCGAGACGCCGGCCAGGAGGTTCTTGTCGTGGAACATTGATGTGGCTCCTTGCCGGGATCAGATGTTGTAGGCGATCTCGACGATGCCACTGGCATCGGCGGGGCCGGTGAAATAAGCGCCGGTCACGGCAACGGCGGTGCCGCCGCCAGCAGGCGAGGTCGAAGTGACGATATCGCCAACCACAACGGTGCCGCCGGCCGTGGTCACGACATAGACCGCGCCATTCTTGGCCGCGGTGCCGAGGGCCAGAGTCGCCATGATGTAGCCGCGCTTCAGCACGTCGCAGATGCCGGAAGTCGCGGGCGTCGAGGTGCCGAGGCCATCGGTGCCGTTTCCGGAGGTCGGATAGGGCCGCACGAGGGCGCCATAGACGACAGAGCCCGCGTCACCCGACGCGAGGGGCTGGATTTTTCCGGTGACCAGCTTGACGAAGATGCCGAACTTGGTCGGAGGCGTACCGGAGTCGATGACTTCGGGGGTGATGGTGGCGTGTTCAACACGGTTCACAGCGCCGGGAATTCCGGCAGCCATGCGGTAGAGAATTGCATTGCCCATGGTTCAGTCCTTTTGGCTGCTGGAATTCAGGAGCGCTTCGCCCAGAAGTCGCGGTTGCCCTTGTTGATGTCGGCGATGGATTTCAGGACGACGCTGCTGGCGTCGCGGGTGGCGCGGTCGTAACCGATGCCACGGTCATTGTTGTTGCGCTTGGCGATCTCGCTCGCCGCATAGAACGATACCTTCACGGCATCGCACGTCATCGACTTGATGCCGTCAGAGGCGACGAGAGGCTTGACGAATTCGGACGAGGTATCATCCAAAAGAGCGGCGTCGAGAGCCTTGCGGCGCAGGGCGCACAGGTTGTCGCGCACCTTCTTGACGCCGGACGCGGCATCGAAGGTCGGCATCTTGATGCCGGGGGCAAGGATTTCAGCGCGGGCGATGGTGTCCTTGAACTCGTCGCCGAGACCGGCGGAATCGACCGTCTTCCCCTCCTTGACGTCACCATCTTCGAGCACATCTTCGTCGGCGGTCTTTTCCTTCTCGTCGTCCTTCTCCCCCTCCTCCCCTTCATCCGCCGTGGCGGCGGGCTGGGAGAGCTTGGCGACGGCCTCGGCAATTTGGGCGATCGAAGCTTCAAGCTTCGTGAAGCGCTCTTCCACCGGATCGGCAGACGGCTCGCCTTCATCCTTGCCGGTCGCGGCCTCAGCCTTCGGGGCATCAGGACCTGCGCCGTTTAGATGCACATGGACGTGGGTTCCGCCGGACTCTCCGGCTTCTTCGCCCATCACCTCCCCCTCATCGAGGGCCTTGGCCATCTCCTCATCGAGGGTCTGGCGGGACTTCAAGAGGTCCCGAATATTGTCCTTCCAGGACTTCCTGGTCTTCGCCATTTTGCTATCTCCGATAGAGCAACGAGGTCCGCACCGGCCGTGTTCGACCAGTGCCACATGGTTTCCGATGATATTGTGTTGCCTTCCGCGTCCAGGCGCGGTCTGCTCGTAATCGGCGTCGTAGCCGCACGAGACCTCCACCTTGCCACCGAGCACTTGTGCGATGGTGTCGGCGTCCTTGATGAACAGATCGCCAACGAGGCAATCGCTCCAGATCCCCTCCCCTCTGCGGGGATTGTGGATCTCGCCCTTGGCGAGCTTTGCCCAATTCTCAGGGGTCACATCCTCGTCGGGATGCTCGTCCGTTACGGGCTTGCCGAAGAAGGATGCGATGGTCTTCGGATCGAAGACATCCCCTTCGCCACGCTCGATCAAGACGATGCCGTCAGGCCCCGCCTCAATCGGGACCTCTCCAGCCCCGTACGTCATGAGGCCAGTGCGCGCGAGGGGTACGGATTGGCAGACGAGGAACCCCTCAGGGGTCTTATACCGGGTTTCCCCAATCTTCTCCGTCACATACCACATGGCGCCGCCCTCGGTTCAGATCAGGCGGACAGAACGCGGTACCATTTCCCGGCGACGGGGCAGAGATAGGTGGCGGATTTCCCAGCCGCCTGTGCCACGCCGGTGGCCGTCGCCACATCGTTGATGGTGTCCGTGCCAGAGCCGAAGACCTGCATCGAATTGGATGCGGCACCGTTGATGACATGGACCACCATGCCGGCAACGCTGACCGGGAGCTTCACAGAGTCCGCGGCAGTTGCGACGGTCGCGATGCGATTGACCTGCGCCGCAAGAAGGGTGGCGCTGGCTTGGCCGCCGCCGGCATATGCCGTGATGGCGTCGGCGGTGCTGCCATACACATAGCCACCGGTGGACTTGACGTCGCCCGTTCCGGTGACGGTCTTAAAAGACCCGGTGGAAGCGGACACCTTGCCCTTGCGGACATAGTCAGGAAGAGACATGATTTCAGATCCGTTTTATGAGAGACCCATGCGAGACACCTTCGCCAACCTCATCGAAGAACTGAGAGAGAAGGCGGAAGAGGCCGCAGAAGAGGCGAATGATGGAAACGCGGCGCTTTCCAAGGTGATGAATGTTCCGGTCGCCCGCCCTCAAGATATGATCGAGTGGGAGGCGGCAGACGTAATAGGCGAACTCTCAGAAGCGCTATCGAACATCAGCGAGGGCGTTGGCGATCCGAGGGATATCGCTGATAAGGTCTTCGACCCCAAAGAGCGCGCGAAGCGGTTGCTCAATCGGTAATCACGGGCTCCGGGTAACATCGGCAGTTCCAGATTGCTCCGGGCAAAGCATGATGACCGGGGTCGCATTCCGGTGGATCATCCCAACGAAAGACTTTCCCGTTCAGCGCCCTGTGGGTTGGCCTCACGTCGCTGTCGCCTACGGTACGCCATATGAAATGCGTCGAGCCCACATGAAGCGCCCGCGCCCGCGTCAATTCCGTCGCGGTGCGGCTCACCTCGGTTCGGGCGATCAACGTGGCCCGTGCCTTAGACACCTCGCCAGACCGCATGATCTCGGTGGCGATTTCCTTCGCCCGCGTCCCGTTTGCGATCCCCTCTAGGGTTAGTTCATGCACACGTTGTGCGGCCTCAGTGGGCAGGCTCTTGATGAGCGAGACTTGCTCACTCAGCCGGGTGCGGACGACGGCACCCGTAGGCGCGTAGCGCAGATCATTTCGAAGCTGCTCGCCCATCTGACGTGATGCGCGGTTCCACGTCTCCCTATCCCGCGCGTCAACCTCTGCAATCATGCGAGAGGCGACCGCATCGGCCCAGGGCGAGATAGTCTCGCTATAGCGCCGCAGCAGGCTTTCCAGTGTGGAGGCGGTTTCAAGGTCGTCGGGCTGATAGATTGCGCGCGTCAGGTCGTCTATGTGCTTCGCGATCTGCCTCAACTGACGTCCGTATCGAGACTCTTCCTTTCGTGACCGCTTGAAGTCTGCCGCTTTCGGCCCCTGCCTATCCAGCGTAAGGGCGCGCAGACCACCGCGCTCACACGCGAGGCACATCGGGACGATCTTCAGGCTTTGGAGCGCTGGGCACGCCAGGAAGCGGAGGAAGGGCCAATTCCGGCAATGGCGGTGGCTCAGCTTCCGCCGCGGCGATATCCTCGTCTGTCACGTTGGACCAAATCCCCGTTACATCGGCGGACTGGCGCAGTTCCTTAAGCGCCGTGGCCTTATCCACCAACCCGGCGTCGGACGCCTGGACGACAGCATTCGTTACTCCGACTGCGATCGTCGCCTTTTCCGTGTCGCTCATCTGCCAGAGCGGGTTGAACTTAAAGTTCAGATCGGCTGGAGCGTCCTTTCCGACCTCGGACCGATAGGTCAGGTCGACGACCTTCCTCATCCCGCTGGAAAGCTTGGCTTCCTGCTGTTGCGCGATCATGTCGTAGTAATTGCGGATATCCGCATCGCCCGTAGCGTTTAGGCCGGCTGGGGATTGCCCAAAGAGGCGGACGAGAGGGATTTGAAGAGCCCCGGAAAGTTGCTGGGCAAACTGTAAAAGGACGTCTGAGAGGCCGGAAAAAGAATAGCTGTGGGTCTCGAACTTGTCCTTTGCGTCGATCAACGTCAGACCTTCATTGGTCTGCATGACGCGGATCATGTCGAACATCTTGGTCAGGGCTTCTTCAAGTTTCCCACCGGCCGCGAGGATATCCCGCAGGCCCTCCACACTGACCGTCCGCAGGTGCGCCTTATAGACCAGTTGAGCCGCACCCTGCGTTGTACTATCAAACGCCACGAGCCGGTCATATAGCCGCTCGATCACAGACAGGCCCCAGCCATTTTCCGTAATGCGCTGCCAGTACGGCAGGGTAATCCCATCAACCCGGATCACCCGACTGTAGTGCACCTTGCTCCCCTGAAGGGCGGGGGCGTTGGCGGTCACGTAATAGGATTCCGGCTTGCCGAGATCAGGACCATAATCCGTCACAAGGCGCTCGAAACTTGGCTGCACCATCCACCGGTCAAGAACCAGGACGCCCTTGAATTGCCCCTTCGCCACGGTGTTGATCCGTAGTGGAGTGGACACATCCTGTCCGTCAACAAGAAGGACCGCCAAGGCGCCGCCATAGAGCCGCGACCACTTGATGGTCTCATTTAGGTGCTGCCAGATCTCCAGGCGGGCCATTCCGCCTCTGACGGCATCAAGCTCGTCCGGGGGGATATCCGAGGTGAGGTCGATGCCCGCGCGGGTCATGTCTTCCGCGACGCAATCTACCGCCTGTCCTACAATCCACGACCCGCGATAGGCAAACTCCAACTGAATTCGGTTTCGGGATATGGGGTTGAACCCATAAGCCGAGGCAGAGCTGACATTATCGGTTCCGATACCCAGGCGCGCGGCGACATTCTGGAACGAGTCCGAAGTCTGGCGCCTAGTTGCGAGAACGCGAACGCGGGGCTTTTCAGCCGCGCTGTCTTCGATTTGAGCCATCAGGATACGGCAATCACAGCGACCTTGGCGCCCACAGGAAGCGGGACGTCAACGGGGGTGTTGGCCGCGAGGTACTGGCGAGCCGTGGTGACAAGGGCATTCGAGGCGGCGGCGGTCGGGTCCGGCGCTGTGCCAACGGAAAAATAGCAGGCGGTGTCGGTGGTCACGTGAGCAACCCGCTTCGTCGAAGCCCCGACAATTGCGCCCGTAGCGGTCGTCCCGCTGATGGTTAACGCTTCCGACGCCACAGCAAGACCGAAGATCGACGATCCCGCCCCACTCTGAAGCCCAGCAGGGGCCGGAAGAGACACGCGCCCGTATGCGATGTATGCCGTAGCCATGTCGCGGCTCCTGTCGCGCTGCCTATTCGGCGAACGCCTTGATCCACTGTGTTGGGTCTAGGGAGTCTCCAAGCATTAGCTCGGTAAGCGCCCATACGGCGGCATCAGCCCGGTCGGGAGATTCATCCCCCATGTAACCGTCCGCCGTAAAACTGCACATTTCGTTTTCCAGCGCCGCGAGACCGCCCGCATGGTTGGCAACGTGTTTCACCCGGCCCTGCTCATAGAGCGCGGCGACAGGTTCGGCCCGAGCGACCTTTCCACGGCTTGCAACCACCTCTTTGTAGGCAGCGCTTTTATCGACCGTCCGGATGACGTGCTCGACCATTGCCCCGCCGAAATTGCGTTCGGCAACGATCAAGTCGGCCATGAATTCCGTGTAGGCTTGAACGGCGCGGCGCCCCCAACCATCCGGAGACAACTTGCAGGTACGATCAGCCAAGATGTAGGCGGTCCCGCCGAAGTCCTTCCCGGCCACCACGATGCCGATGCTATCCCCACCGTCCTCAGCGCCCTTTGTGCCGGACGGGTCAACCGCGACCACGATACGCTGGAGCTCAGGCGCAGCCTGCACACGGCATGCATCCATCATTGTCCGCGTCCAAAGTGCGCCCGGAACGTCGTCCAGGATTTCCGCTTCAAGCTCTTGCCGCCCGAGCCGCGTGCCCGCATAGCGGTCCGTAATCGACTTGACGAAGGCCGGCGCGAGGTTGGCGCTATTGTCCCGCGTTGCGCCCCTGGTGACGACAGTCGACGCCGCGGCCATAATCTCACGCAGCACCGGGATAGGCCGGGGCGTCGTGGTCACGAGCTGCCTCGGCGTCGTCCCGAGGCGCAAGCCGAACTGGAGCATGTCCCACGTTTCGCGGGCATAAGCCCACTTGGCCAATTCATCGCACCAGGCCGCATCAAACTGCGGGCCGCGCAATTGATCCGGCTCCGTCGCGTTGAACA